CAAGTAGCAGCTAAAACTATCGGTTTCGACCTAGTTGGTGTTGTTCCTATGGATTCTCCAGTAGGTTTCCTTCCTTACCTAGACTACGTTTACCAAGGTGGTAGCTTAGGTTCTGAGTACGAGCCTTACCTAATCAAAATTGCTGGTTTTACCGCAGCTGAAGTAGCAACTTTCGCAGCTGGTTCAAACTACACTATTGACGGTGATGGTGCTGGTACTGCAGCAGTTCTTACTCTTCAGTATGTAGGTGCTTCACGTGTTGATGGCGATCCTATCTTCAAAGTGATCTCTTCTGACGAGTCTCTTACCCTTGCAACTTACATTGCAGCAGGTAACGTTCTAAACAGCATTACTCTTGATGCAGCTAACGTTGTATCTCTAGTATCTGCTCTTGAGAACCACATCTCTGGTTTCACTTCAGTATCTGATGCTGATTATGCAACTACTGACTTCAACGGTCCTTTCGCTGATACAACTGGTAACCAGTCTGCATTCGGCATGACTAGAGAAGCAGCTGAGCAATCTAAGTTCCGTCAAATGGGCTTAAGAATGTTCACCAAGTTCATCGAAGCAAAAGGCGACCAAGTTGCTATCTCTGCTTCTGTTGAGCAAATCCAAGATCTTAACCGCGTATGGAACTTCGACGTAATCTCTATGTTGGAGAACGTAGCAGTTAACGAACTTGCTCAGTCTATCAACAAGAAGTTGGTTGACCGTGTTGCTCAGCTTGGTGCAGCTCACGCATCTAAAGCAGCAGACGTAGAAGGTGTTGGAGCTACTCTAGGATCTCTAATAGACCCTGTAGGTGCTGCTGACGCATTCACTCTTAGCGCTAACCAACGTAAAGTTGTTACTAAGATCCTTGAAATCGCAAACTTAATCTACCACAGAGGACGTTTCGGTGCAGGTACTTTCGTAGTAACTAACGGCCGTATCGCTTCTGCTCTTGCAGACGTATCTGGCTACGTTATCGCTCCTTTCAACAACGATCTTCCTGCTGGAGCAGGTCAGTTGTACCCAGCTGGTAAAGTATACGGCTTAACTGTATACGTTGATCCTAACATGAAGTTCAACGACACTCGTATCATTATCGGCCGTAAAGGTGCAGACGAAGAACCAGGTGTTAAATTCCTTCCATATATCATGGCAGAATCTCTTCAAACTATCTCTGAGGGTACTTTCTCTCCGAAGATCGGTATGAAGTCTCGCTATGCTATCACTGAAGCTGGATGGCACCCTGAAACTCAGTACTTCACATTAACTGTTACTAACCCAAGTTACTTAACAGCGTAATCGTAACTGATTTCGAATATTGAGAGGCTTTCCGAAAGGAAAGCCTTTCTTTTTTTAACCTGTTCGCAAATAAATAACTCTACAGAAAAAAATATACATCACATGAGCACTAAGCCTGTATTAAACTATTTCGAATACATTGCTGAAAAAGCTAATCAAGACCTAGCAGCGTTGCCTGCAGCAAAAGGTTCTGCTCCTAGCAAATCAGTAGATGCTGGAATGGCAAAATTAGACGTTAAAGGCAAGTCAGCTGGCAAATCAGTTAAACCTGAAATGGCAGATCTTCCAAAAGGTAAGGGTTCTATGCCATCTAAGTCTGTTAAGACTGGTGCCGCAGAATTACCAACTGCAAAGGGCAGCACACCAAAGAAATCTGTTGATTCTAAGTTTGCAAACCTAGTAGTTAAAGGATCTACTTCTAAGAAGTCAGTTGATCCCGCAATGGCTAAAATGCCTAAAAAGTAATTATTGAATAATGAAAAAAGCTACCTCAAATAGCAGCCTTGAAATGGGCTATGTTGCTGAGAGCTTTTCATCTTATATTCAAGAGAATTCTTTAAAGGATTTAGTCGGCAAGACTGACGAAGAAGAACTTGATCTAGATGATGCTAGAGCAATCGGTAAAAAGATTACCAAAATGAAGGGCGAGGACCGTAAAAAGTATATCGGTATCGTTAACTTTATGGGCGCATCTTGCAGAATCTACAATGAGATCTGGGCAAACTATAAGCCAGTTGATCCAACCAAGAAGAAAGCAAACGTCGGTAAAGAATTCAAAGGTGAAAAAACTGTTGGTTAACACTTGAACGCACGCGGTGTAATTATTGAGACTACTGCAAGTTTTGAAACTACTTGGCAAAAAGTGGATGGCGAAATCAAATGGGATCAGAATGCCCAAAAGATTACTATCCACGATGCTGACGTGTATCCTGATTTAGAATATACTGAAGCTAGCGCAAGAGCAACGTACGTTAAATACGTATCAGCCGCAAGAATCAACGAATTGTTAGCTGCAATTAATCAAAAGATTGAAGCTCTAATCCTATCAGAGCAACCAGAGTCACCTAAACCTGAAGAAGATAAGCAACCTAATGATACAGATACTAATCAAACTGGGGTGACCGAGAATGAAGACAAAAAGGTTCTAGGTAATTATACAGTATTGATCGTCGCTGATAAGATCAGATTTACTGAAGGTCAGCGAAATACTACAACGGCTAATGCTGAATTACTATTTAAAATTTCTGAAAATTTACAGCCAGAACTTGGTCGTGGCGGCTTAACTAATCAAGATAAGATCTCGGTGCAAGTTTCCTACTTATTAAACAGTAAACCTTTTCAAAAGGTATTTGAATTAAGTAAGTTTGAGGAAGATGTAACTAAATTTGGTGGAAACCTAGTCATTCAAGCACTACCATCGATTGAGGTTAAATTTAAAGCAAAAGAGGACGTTTACGCATACGATGATCAAGAATCGACTGAAGTTAAAGTAACAAAAGCAGTTAGAGCAGATTTAGAAAAGTTACCAGAAGAAAAGTTATCTGAGATTGAAAACATGATCCTCAGAATTAGACAAACCCGAACTGCAAAGAAAACGCAGGAAATGCAAGCAAGCAAATCTGACTCTAATAAATAACTAAAAAGTATAAACACGAAATGGCTGGATTACCACATTGGAGAAATTCACTCGCATCGAAGGAGAAATACGAACCGATCTATCTTAACCAGTTTGAGATACTAATCACTCCACCGCCTGCAGTAGCAGCTGCGATTGGATTCGGTGGGACCTTGATGCTAGATCATGTTAAAAAGATTGAAGGTTTACCAGAACAATCTGGAACTGGAAAACTAGTTGAACAATTCTATAAGTTCGCTAAGAGATTGTATGCAGCAGCAAAGCCTGAAGCAACTACTGCGACTCTTAAAATCGATTTTGAGGTTAACTTAAATGAGAACAATGATATGTATACGTACAATGCATTGAGAGCTTGGGCAGATCTAGTTTACAATCCACTAACTGGTGCACAAGGTCTAAAAAGAGATTATGCAGATGCAGCTATCACAGTAAACGTGTTTAATCGCTCAGGCCAGATCTTTAGAGAATTCAATTTTGAACCAGTATTTATTGGTCCAGATAAGTTAACTGAAATGAAATTAGATTATGCATCTGACGAAATTTACAGATTGACTGCAACATTCTCAGCGGATACTTACACTGAAAATCGCCTAGGCGCACTATAAAATAACGAAAGATTTAATCATGGATATGTTTAATGCAAAATCTCGTAGAAATCCAAAGATGGATAACTGGATGGATCTTTCAAAGCCAGAATTTGGCGGCCCAAAAGAAAAGACTGATTTTGATAAGTCAAAAAGAGAATTTTTAAAAGGCTATCAGCGTGTAGTTGATAGAAATGCTGATTTTGAAGGCGGTAAGACTATAAATAACTACGATACCACTTGGAAGGCAGTCTCAAGAGACGTTGTGTCTAGACAAGCTGGAAAAAAACCATTTGACCCAATGCACTCTACTCCTGCAACAAAAAACTCTACCAAAATTGAAGAAGGTAGAATCTTCCGTTTTGAAGAATTCGTAAATGAAAACTTCGAAGAGATGATGAACGACACTGAAGACATGCCAAATGATGACATGCCGATGGACGAAAAACCTGAGCTAGACGAGGAAAAACTCGAAATGCTTATGGAAGAATTCGGAGATCAGATGAAAGAGATGATCGACGAAATCTGCGAAAAGATGGAACTTGATAAAGCTGAATGCTGCGATTACATCTGCGCTACTATCGAAAAGGTTTGCAAAACTGAAGACGAAGAAGAAGGTAACGAAGATTCAGACGATAAGGAAGAAGAAGACGAAGATAAGTAATACTTATAGATTCTCAATAACCTAAAAGGAGGTCGCTTAGCGTCCTCCTTTTTTATTTTATAATAGTAATATTAGCAGAATCTGTTTCAAACTCGTCATCTGGATCCAGCACTTTAGCATAAAACTTAACAGTTAAATACGATTGATTTAAGAACTCCAAAGTATTGATAATTGAAGTTAGGCTTAGATTACCGTTCACATAGATAATTCGGCTGTACTTTCGATTACGAACATTGACTGCTTTATCGATTAATTTCTTAATCTCGTAGTTAATTAAAAAAGCTTGAATTTTGTTTGGAACAACTATATCTTGTTCAAACTTCTCCTTTAGGATCTTATTTACGTTTAGTAAATAATCGCTCTTGGCTTTTTTTGAGAATTTGTTAACAAATTGGCGTTGGTCTCTAACAAATAATATTTCAAGTAGTCGGTCTTCTGATTCTATCATTCTAGCTCGATTTTTTTAATATCGATTCCAGCTTTACGTAATAGATCAAGCCCCTGTTTATCTCGATATTCTTCAAGATAGACAACTCGGGTAATACCCGATTGCAGAATTAATTTGCTACATTCTCTACATGGAGAGTAAGTGATATACAAGGTTGAGCCCTCGCAGCTTTGCGTCGATCTAGCAACTTTAGCAATTGCATTAGACTCAGCATGCAGCACATACCACTTAGTTTCGTAATCGACGAAATTATTGTCTTGGTCAAATACTGGGAGTTC